GGTTTTTAATAACATTATTTTGTTCATCTAATATTCCACGTTTACGGTACTCGGCTATAGCTTTATCGCCTATCAAACCATTGACAGGACAAGGGCTACCTGCCGCTATCATACTCTCAAATACTCTCGGGTCTCTGCACAACATAGCAGTCGCTGAGACTTTCATCCCAAGCTGAGCCAATGCTCTACTGAGCTTGATCATTTGACAGTTTTTATCTACCACTTGGATACCAGCAGAGATACCAATGAAACCACCTGATACACCACCTGCTCTGGCTACCACACAGATATCAGAGTATGCACCTGAACTTCCCATTGATGGTACGGATGGTGGAGTTACTGGCATATCTTTGTATCGGATATTGGAATCTGCTGCTTTTACGTCTGTAAATAAAAAAACTACTAACATAGTTAGTATTGAAGCTATAAATAAATGTTCCGGCCAGTTTTGTTTCATAATTAACCTCTAAGCTAGAAATTCCATACCGTAGTCTTTCATTTTATCTACCGTAGCAACATTCGTACTGCCCGTTGCCCGTGGACCTTGATCCGTGGGTAAAGCAGCAATGCCTTGTGGATTCACGGGTCCTTGACTTGGAGGTGTAGCCACATCCTGATTTACGGGAACCTCGTTCTCTAAAGTAGCGACATTAATTGGTGCTTGCGATAGTTTATTAGAATTAGATGGCAAAGAACTAAGATCCATACCTTTAGTGTCTCTATAAAGCTCAATGTTTTCTTCAACATCGTTATCACCTCTGTTTAAACCATGGTCATATTCTTCTTTTATATAAGAACCAAAAAGAAGTTGAGCTAATCTTTTAAATTTAGTTGCTAATGCCGTAGTGGGTCTTCTTTTTTGAGTATAGAATTTTTTATTAACAGGGTTTTTAAAACTTATTGGTTTATCTTTTCTAAAGATTCTTTTTTGTACCTGCATTTTATTACCAATCTCAACAAATTGATTAAAGGTTTTTAATAAATCAGGGTCTAATAAAATTTGAGCTACTCTGTTAGAGTGAGCTAAACCTAAACCTCTTTTAATACCGGTGTAAAGCCTACCTCTTGTAGATAAAGGCGGAGCAAGTCTAACTTTTATAAAAGTATCTATTGTGGTCCCTATATTTTCCATCAGACCTGTATTACCTGGAGGGGCTTTTCTACCTAAAATCTTTAGACTATTTTTTAAATTTTTTAAATTAAATAAATACTCAGGTTGATTTGCAAAAACTATTTTTAATCTGCTTTCCTCTTTAGCAAAATTTTCAACAAATTTTTCTAAATTTATAGTGTCATCCATTTTATTCATAGATTTGTTTCGGAGGTTTTGAGCTACAACTGTTTGTAGTCTTTTTAAGGTGGCAGGGCCTTCGTTAGAAACAAGTTTTACCATTTCCCTAAGAGTGGCGACTTGAGCACTATCGTAAACTTTTATAACATTTTCAGGACTAGCGTCAGTATTTTTTATAAGTCTGCCCAAAGGGCTTTTATCAAGTGTTTTTTTAAGCTCTGTATTTTTTTTAGTATTTTTTTTAAAAACATTATCTAATTCTTTTATCGTAGTAAATTTATTAACACCATCCTTGTCGAAAAACTTTTTAACATAACCTCCGTAATCTTTCATAAACTGGCTATGCTTCGCACTGTCAAAAACTTTTGAACCTGTAGGATCAACAAAATTTCTGTAAAAATTTTCAATGCTTTTTTTATAGTTTTTTAAATAAGTAGGTTTTTCTTTAAGTATGTCATAAATATTATCAACATTTCTTTGATTGTTTTTTAAAAAAGTTGTTTCAAAAACTTTCTCGTCCCCTAATTTCAAAACACTAAAAGAATCAATTTTCATTACACTATTGATAACAGAAGCTTTATTTTTTAGGTAATATTTGTAGTCTTCTCCTGTTTTAAGATATTTTGTATAAAAAATATCATCTAAACCTATATCTTTTTCTATTTGTTTATTAAAAGCTTTTAAAATTTCTGAAGGGTACCCAGGTATATCATCAGGTCCTCCTTTTTTTATATATCTCCCAACCGACAACAATTTGCTTAAAGTGTCATGAGCTTGCTTCATGGTCAATGTTTCATCGGGCCCAAACATATATAGTTTAAGTTTTGAATCAAGCTCTTTAGATACTACGGGGCTGTCAGCAGCATCTTTTAATATTTTATCCGCTGCTTTAGCTATTAAGTTTGTATTAATAGTCCTCCCACCACCTGCTTCAAAAAGTTTTTGATATCTTTTTTTAAACTCTTCCTGGGCTACATCATCAACAGTTTCTAAATTAGTTCGTATTTTTTGACCTAAAACTTTTTCTTGCCCGTTTTTAAATTTTATAACTTCATTAGTTAATTTTCTACCTGCGTCAACTTCAGCTTTTACGGCTGCTTTTCTCGCAGGACTTTGAGATTTTATTATAATTTTGTTTATATAAGAGCCTAACTCCTCAGCTTCCACAGAAGCTGACTTATCATAACTGCTTCTTTTGTGAAAAGGTTTTTCACTAAGTTTAAAATATTCCGCTAAGCTTTCAGCATTATCTTTTTTAAACCCAAGTAAACCTGTATCGTTAACCCCACCAGAAGTTCTTACACCATACTCTGCATTTTGCTCAAAAGATTTTTGAGCTATTAATTTTTCAGGGTCATCCGAAGCTGTAGCAATGGTGTAATGTAATTTATTTTTAATATTCATTTTGTCTTGAGCAGCTCTTATTTTTGCTAAATTTTCTACAGCTAATTGAGTATTTGCATTTTTTACCATTAAACTTTCTATTTCCGAATTATTTAAATAATCAGAAGAATCAGGTGTAGTTTTAAATTTACTACCCACAACTTTATTACTTAATCTTTTAGATGTTCTTCCAGCCCATGAAAGTATAGGCCCTATGGCAAACCCTCCAGCAGTTAATACAGCACTAAATTCACTAAACTTGTCCTCGCCGTATCTTTTCTTAAAAGCACTTATAGCTCCATCTACTGTTTGAGAACCATACAAATAGTCACCTATCATTAGTCTAACCCCATCAGCTACAGGAACTGTAGCCCCTGACGTAATTGAGGCCGCTGCGATTCTACCTGTAAGCTCCGCTGGTGTATAAATAAACGCAACTGTTGATGCCACTAAATCTGGAAGAACCACAATCGCATCTCCTGCAAATCTTGAAAAATCAGACATATCCGCACCTTCTGGATTTATTAAACTCCACTGATCTTTATTAGGATTGTAAAACTCAAGAGCATCTGTTTTAGGTCCTGTTCTAAGCTGAATGTCTTCACCAAATACTTCTTTTAAAGACTTAGCTAAATAAGCTACACCTTGTTCTTCGTTTTCAGCAAAACTTTGAGCTTTTCTTGCTGCAGCCACTTCAGGTTTTGGGTTTACCTCTACGCCAAAACTTTTAGCTATTTCAAATTCATCGTAAGGGTCTTCAAGATCTTCATACCCTACAGGCATAAATTCATCACCTGGTGCAACACCTGGTTTAGCTTGCATTGATGTTCTTTTGTCGTAGGTATCGTTTAAAAAAGATTTAAAGGTAGGTGTAAAGCTTGGATCTACACTTTGTATATATTCTAAAATATCGTTGGTTTTTTGAATATTATCTTTTTCACTAAAACTATCTTTAAATCGACCGTCAGCAAATTTTTCTAAATCTGCTTCTTTAAGATTTTCCATAGAAACTAAAGGGCTTTCTGGGTTAAATTTTTTTACATAATCGTAATAATTATCTCTAGTTACCCCTTCTTCTTTTTGTTCTGTAAAAAAATATTCAGCTAAAGCATCATCACTTTTTGTAGATTCAGGTGCTATTTTTCTAAATTGTTCTAATGTTTTAATTTGGTTAATTTTCATAATAAATTATTTAAGATATTCTTTGTCAACTTCTTTACTTTCACCGCTTTTTTTTGCGTCAGGGAGAGAAATACCTGTTATATCTGGGAATATACCTTTTTGTAAGCTATTTATATGATCAAACAAAGCTAAGTATCTATTAGGCATACCCACTTTTGTACATTGTTCTTTGCCTGAACAATCGTAAGCTCCTTGTAAATCTATTAAGTTACTAGTAGCTAAGTCCATAGAAATTTCCATTAGTGCAGCTTTAAACACTTCTGGGTTAGAACTGCTTCCTATAGCATCTAAAGCCATAGAGATATCTGTAACAGAGAATCTACCACCTTCTTCACGAGCTTTTGCTATTTTATAAGCTAACTCTAAAGTTCTAGACCTTAGTTTTACACTCAGCCCAACAAATATTTTTCTTTGTTTTTCGTCTAAATAACTAGGAAAACCTTTTGAAATTATTGCTTCTCCATTTTCAATTTTTTCTGCTATTCCTTTTTCTTGTGCTTCAAAATCAGCTCTAGTTTGATCATTTCCATAAATACTTCTTTTAACACCTTCATAGAAACTGTCTACATTTATAAGGGTACTACCTAAAACACCACCTTCAGCACCTGCACTAGAAAGATCGTAAGCACGTCTACTAGAAGTTAATAAATTTAAAACACCGTCTCCTTTAATTTCAGCCTTGTCTATTCTTACCTTTTCTAAATCTTGTTCTTTCCTCTTACCTTGCATTTCTAAAGTAAGTTCTAGGTCCCCTTTAGGGTTTAATATTAAACTACCGTACTTTTTAGTAAATTGTCTAACTACATCACCTGTAAACGTATGAGTTTCTCCTTTTGAAAGAAACTTAGTTGGGTCTGAAGGATCTACTACTACCCCATCCTCAGCTACCATAAAACTTTGTGTTTTAGGGCTAGGTTGTTGATATCTACCTTCTGTATCAGCTGCTATTAACGCATAGGGGACAGGCAAAGTCTTCTGTTGAAGAGTGTCATACATCTGCGATGTATTTAAAGCTCCAGTCTTATTAGCCTCTCGATCTTCTTTTCTTTTCTTTAAATCCATTTCTTTCATAGCAAGTATGTTAGTACCAACTGTACTAAGACCTTTACCCGCACTTTCTATAAGACCACTAATACTAGACTGACCTGGTCTCACGGTACCCGTCATTAATTGTGCGGCGATGGGTAATAGTATATTTAACCTTGCTTGATCGGCCGACACAGCAGAACCCTCACCACCAAAACCCATAAAGGTTTCATTACTGGTAGTTTTTTTAGGAGTAGAAGCCTCTTCTAATTTTGTATTCATTGCAGCTAACTGGTCTTGGGAAGGGTTCAATGCAGCCATTATTCCTTGGTTACCTTGTTTATAATCAGACATATCCACATTCCCCATATTACCGCCGACCGCAAATTTAGGTAAGTTTTTAACACCGACTAAATCAAGATACTTTTGTCTAAATAATTTTCTGCTTAATATTTTATCCATATTATCCTGCCATTCCTTTTGCAATTGGATTGAATGCCGCATATGCCGCTAAACCTGTTCCTGCCGCTTGAGCTAATGGGTTAGTTCCGGGAGCCGTGGTTGATGTCACCTGACTCGCTGCGGTTGGTAATGCTGTCATAATTCCTTTTTGGAATTCTAATCTTTGGTAAGGTTCATACGCTCTTGCTAATTGAGTTTGTCGTTGAGCGTCCAAAGCTTGTTGTCCCGCTGCTCTTTGCGACTGTCCTGCTTGTAGTTGTCTTTGTATGTCTTGACCTTGCATGTTTTGTTGTTGTATACCAAAATTACCTAATTGACTTGCTGCTTGTTGTTGCGCACCTACCTGACTGGCTTGTTGTTGCTGTGCCGCTTGTAAAGCAGTCCCGTAATTTTGTTGAGCAGCTTGTCCGATAGCTCCTTGTGTTCTGCCTTGAAGTTCAGCTAACTGAACACCTTCACGCCCACCACCAAATGCTCCCGAACTTACTGCATTAGCGCCTATTGCATTTTGTTGCATTTGCGATTGACGGTTTATTTCATCTGATACAAATTGATTGTAAGGGTTTAAAAAACCACTAACATCAGGAGCTTGCATCGCTGTTGTTTGAGCACCTAGTGCAGAAGCAATACCTTGATTCATAGCAGTTGTTCCAGTCCCTGTCGTTGCCGCACCACGATAAGCTTGTTGTTCTAATTGCGTAGGGGCTGCTGCTTGAAAAGCTGGAATGTTAACAGGTGTTTGGGTAAGTTGTGCGGAGGCATCGTACAAAGCTAATTTACGAGCTTCGATTTCGGGTGCCTCACGACTGAAGGTTGTTTGTGTTTCGGAAGGTGTTGAAGTACTACCCCCGCCACCAAAATAACCTTTTAAATTTGTTTTAGGGTTAAGTTTACCTGCTCCACCGATTGATTTTAACAACTCTATTTCATAAGTGTTGACATGAGCTAGTTCTGTATCTTCGTGTTCACCACAAGATGCAATATCTTTGTGTAGTTTTTCGTATAACCAGATTTTAAATTGTGTTGGCAATAATTTAAAAATCAATCTCATAATAACTTCCAGTTTGTTTAAATTTAATCTCTTCATTTTTAATCACCTTAGACCAGCCTACACGACCGATCACCTCTACTCCTTCACATTCTTTAAATTTAGCATAAGCTATAAAGTATTCTTGCATTTCTTTTAAATTCTTTACAACCTCACCGCCTCCTATAAACAACAACAAATATATAACTTTTGCCGGGTAGTACATTTGTTGTCCCACATAAGCTGACTTTAACTCACCATGTATGTAAACTAAAAACAAATCCATAGTGCCATCTTTAATCAAACAGTACGTTGTTTCCATTGTATGCTTGCCGTTAGATAAGTCACACGCTTTACTTATCCAACCCTTCACGCCTTCCCAACAACTATCTACATCTTCTATCTGAACTTTTTTTATTTTAATCAATTGACTAAATCAAACACACGTTTGAAGCTGTTTTGTTGGCTGTAAAAGAATGCAGCCCCTTTCTTTCTCATTTCCTTCATGTCTTTTGGATCAGCTCCGGCCATAATGCCAGCCCCAAGTATTGCATCAGCACGAGATACAAATTCACCGTCAGCTAGTTGAGCCAACATAGTATCCTCATCTTTGTCGCCTACACCTGTGCCGTCTTCCACATACCCAGAGGCTCTAACATAGTTGTTTACATCTTTCTCATCGTGTTCCATTTTACTCGGTAAGTAATTAATACCACCTTCATTGTATTTAGGCATTACACTAACAATTCCGCCCTTGTTGGCATACATCATATTGTTATCATAATTATAAAGATCAGGCATAGCATCATCTTCTTCTGAATAGACCCTAGACGATGTAATACCTTTAAGTTGATTTGTGGCCTTTACTCTTTCAGAAGAAACCATATCTTTGTAGTCTTGACTGTCGTAAAGAGAAGGTTTTTTATCAGGTGTTTTTGGTTGTGCGGCTAAACTAAGACCCGTCACGCCTAATCCAACTTTATTAGCAGTACTCATGTTTTTAACATAGTTTACAGGATTTTGAAACAAAGAAGGTTTAGGTGTGCCTGAAAGACTTCTTATATCTGCAGCCCTACCTTGAATGCCTTGCGTTAATGTTGATGGGTAAGGGTTGTTAAGATTAACACCCATGCCTTTAGCTAAATCTATTCTTGCTAAACTTCCAGAATCAGCAAGAACTTGTCCTGAAGTATGGTCATAAGTTATACTAGGTAAAATACTTGTTGTATCAGGAGCTACAAAAGCAGAAGCTGTATTACCTAAAGTACTTGTCCCCACATTACTAGCAGCAGATAAAGTTTGATCTACCATACCTTGTGGTAGACTACTCAAAGCAGATTGTGAAGCCGCATCTGTGGCTGTTTTAGTCATAGCAAGTTCTTTAGATGCTTGTGAACCAGGACCAAAAATACCCGCCGTAGCACCACCGAAGATGCCTGACATTATTGCTTTTTTTGTTGAAGCCCCTGATAGTTTAGCTATTCCAAAACTAGTTAGACCTGCAATTAACCAAAATGGCATACGACACTCTCCTTATACTTGTTAATACAAGTTTACCCTTATTCTTCAGTGCTATCAACACTCGAAGGCTTCATTTCGTCCCATAAACGACCTGTATACTGGAATTCCCCTACATGGGTAATATAATCCATAATGTAACAGTAGCATTTGCCTCCAGCATTGCGCCATAACCTACAAAAAGCAAAGTCCTCACCTAGAAAACGCTTGTTCTCTTTATCGTAATAAGTGTCAAAGAAGTTATACAGATGCGGTTTTTTTTGCAACCTGCCATCAATAATGTTTTCTTGATGGATCTCCATATCTGGATATTCTTTGATCAAAGTATCAAATACTTCACGCTTTATAAGCATACAACCAGTGGGGGCGTGGGTGACTTCAATAACACCCTTACCTTCTATTTCAATTGCTTCGCTATCTTCTAGCCTTAACGGGTAGCTATTACAATTGACATGAGCTTCGTGAGCCGTGGTCACTTCACCATGGATTATCTTTTGAATGAGTCGGTCGAACTTAATATCTTTCAAAGGATAAGGCACAGAGATGACGTCCTTGTCGGCCTCAAGCATACTCCATATGCTGTCAGAGGAAAACGCTATATCTGAGTCTATAAAAAGCATATGCGACATCTCGCTTTGTAAAAAAGAAGCAGTACATAAGTTCCTACCTTGTGTCACTAAAGATGATTTTATCATCTCAAACATAACTTTTACACCTTTTTCCATACAAGCTTTTTGAAACTCTAATAAGCTTTGTGTGTAATGAATCGACACATCTGAGTGTACTGGAGTAGCTACATAGATACCTAATTCTTTTTCTTTATTTAACCATAAGGGTTTACTTGAGTCTGGCATTAAATGCTCCTTCTAGAAATCTAGTCCATTCTATGGATTTTTTATCCCAATGATAAAATCGTTTTATATAATCTTGTTGGACTAAGAGATGCTCTTGAATGTAGTCTTCGTGTAAATGTTGTGTTGCCGACTTAATAGCATAAGCAAAGTTCTCAGCTAGTTTCTCGTAATTGTCAGTATAGTTTACATAAATTGGGAACTCAGCACAGGTCTCATACAAAGCACCGTAGTTAGTGGTGACACAGTATAATCCAGCTGCCATTGCTTCCAGAGCCGAGATACATGAGGTTTCTTCCCAGATACTGGGGTAAGCAAACATGTGGTAATCTTCCATTTTATTTAAAATAAAATCGTTAGGCTGATTCCCAATATAATTAACATTAGGTAACGCTCTCGCTTGATCAAATAATTCTTCCCAGTCTGCATTATTATCTTCTGCAAATTTTTCACCGTAAACCTCACAGTTACTGTATACATCTAATACTATATTCTCATCCTGTAGGTGTTGCATGGCCAATAGTAATACGTTTAAACCACGCCAAGGGGTAGGTTGAAAAACCAATCTGACGGTATCGCCTTGTTTGTATTGTTTTCTTTCCGGAAAGTGAGTAACTCCGTTCTTAATTACATGACACCTTTCAGTCGGTATGTCGTACATCATTCTAAACTTCTCGTAGTTCCAATGAGAGTTGAATACATACCAATCATACTTGCCGTGGTTAGACTTGTCTTCAAAAAAAGGTCTTATGTTGGGTTGGTCGTAACTGTTCTTCTGCCACAAGATGTTTATCTTGTTTTCATCAATAGGGACTTTGCCTGGTATTGAAGTGCATATTTGAAAATGACTAAGTAAATCTAAGTCGACTCGTGCTTGTAAAAAACGGTGTTGTAGTTCAGTTCCGCCTTTTGGCTCACTCATTCGTATCGCCGTGAAGGTCAAGTTGAGGAACAATGATAGTTACATCACGTTGAATATCCTCTTCTTTAGTTTCAGTACCTGAACTTGATACATCGGCTTGAGCTAACTCTTCCGACTCGTACACCACGCCAGTTTTGTTATTAGTTATCTTTGTTTTTGTTTCACAATCTATAGTAATAGTCATGGCTGTATTCTAACCATTTTCTTGCGATCTGTCTAATTGAGCGTAAGAAATAATTCCTGATATTTTAGCACCTGTTTCTGCTGTCATTTTAAGAATATCACCTTCTTCCAATACGGTAGTGTTCGTAATAATATCCACCGTGCTGACTGCTGCAATATCCTGATTACCAAACGTATGAGTAGCTGTTGCTGACGTATCGGTTATTTGAGTTGTTAAAGTTACCGCACTACTGTGTATATTAACGGCTTGTATTTGTTTAATTAGCAACCTAGCATCAGCAGGAGCTGTTAAAACTGAAGTAGTCGCAGTATTAGCTAAAGTAAAACCTTGATTTTTATATTGTATTGTCATGATATAAACCAGTTAAAAGTGTCTTGTTCGTTTTTAAAATCTGTTTGAAATGAAAAGTTTAATTGATTCTTTAGAGTGTTTAAAGATTCCAAAAGTTGTCTTTGATTAGAGGCATCATATTCTGGTTTTGGTTCGGGTATAGTTATTGTTATCTTAGCCATTATCTTTTTCCGTCTGGTTGCACGTCTGCTCTAAAAGAACCAAATCTCCAGTTCTCGTCTGTAGCTGTATTTTCTATTTTAAGAGAAGCAAATCTACCACGCACTCGGGTGTCTACTTTTTTAGTTGACGAGGTGACCGTGAAAGGACCTAACAGTGAACTAGCTTCAGTATCTGCTGGAAAGTCTTTTAACTTTATAGTCACTGTAGCGTTGCCGGCTAGTATTTTAAAGTCAGGTATAAACCTTCTTATCTTAATAAAGCTTTCACCTTGCCCACCTCCGGAATCAAAACTAAAGTCGCTCGACTCAATAAACGCATCGATACTGGCTGTAGCATTTCCGTTTTGATCTGCTTCATTTACTCCTTTTTCGTGCTCGAACAAAGTACTTGCACCGAGAGCCGAGGTCGCTCCTTGAATAGTTGGGAATGTAGGTACTCCGGCTGTTGCAAATTCTGACGCAAGAGGGTTATCAAATAAATACTTGTCTATGTAAGTAGTTCTTGCTAATGAGCTAGTTGTCCACGAACCTTCTCGATAATTTAAAGTAACACATCTATCAATAACAGAAGAATCTGCTTTTGCATAAAACCAATTTATTTCAGTAAACAGTGAATTATAATTACAGTAAACCAATTCACCTGTATCATAATTTATACCTAAATCGTCAGGATCAACATCGGTAAATACAAAATCCTCAACTGTACAAGGTAGTCTTTTAACCGTACCGTCAAAAACAAAGAAACCACCGGACTCACCCATCCAGTAAACTGAACCATCAACGTAGACTACTGCATGCTGTCCAATCAAACCACAGTTAGATCCTACTTGTTGTATGTTAAAAGTAAACGGAGGTCCTACAAACTGCATCGTATAAGCAGAAGTATCGGTTAATATAAAAATATAATCTTTTGCTCGTAAAGCACCAACAATTTTACTGCCTGAATCTAACCTAAACGTACCTGCTGTGTTAGTGGATACAGGGGTGTAGTCTGTTCGATCTTCTTGGTCACTAAATCTTATAAACATATTATCTTGTGTTGAGGTATTGCCTATTGTTGTTTCTGTACCTAAGTGAATAAGATGCCTATCTCGACCAGAGACTAATGACATAACACTTTTAGTCGGATTCGTAGTTGAAGCAGAAGCTCTTGTATCAAGGCCATTAGCTGGATTCCATTCAAATGTTTTCCCGTTTTTTAAAGTAGCTATTAAAATTGTACCAAAGTTATCCAATGACCAGTTAGCAGGTACCAGCGTCACATCCGTAGTTGATGCTGCATTTCCCCAAGCAACAAAATTAGTTGCGTCAGTTACGACTGCTTCATCAGCATGGGCTGTTCTCGTTGAACCTAAAGCTCCTCTTACAGCACCTGTTAAACCTTGACCTGATATACCTGTGTAAGTAATTAATTCAGACCCAACTAAAATATGCCCTGCTGTAGAAAACCCAGAAGCTGATGTAAGAGTTACAGTTGTTCCAGAATCACCTGTTCCAGCAGCTGTGTCAGCTAACAATCCATTTAAATCGTTTTTAGTTAAAGATATAGTTTCACCACCCCATTGAGCTACACCAAAACCATAACCTGGGACAGCTATTGCCGACCCAGGCTTTATATAAGGGTTTATAGTACAACCTGTAGCACCTGTTACACCAGAACCCGACTCAACCTTACTCATAGTTACGGTAAAAGAATCGGTGGCTCTTGTTACAATTTCAAATGTATTAGTTGTAAAGTCCGCTGCAACAAAACCCGTACCGCTTCCCGGAATAGTCATATTGCTAAAAGTAAATAGCTCACCTTCGGCTAAACCATGTCCTACTTTATTAACCGTCAGTGTCGCTGAGGTCTGTACTGTTGTTAAAGTACAACTAGCAATAGCTGCTTGTAAAGGCGTTACATCGTAGTAAGCTCCACCATAATAGATAACAATTAGCTTGTTAGTAGCAATCGCTAAATATTTACTACCGTCTAAATCAGTCCAATTATGTAAATCTCTTGCCACACCCGCTAGTGTATTAGCAGTTAGTTTTTGCCACCCACCTATCTTTTCAGGCTCCCCGTATCTAAAACGTACAAAGTCACCATCCGTCCATGTGCTTTCCGCAGATGACTGGGTCATCTGTTTATTAAAACCTGGTTTAAATGGTACTTTAACTAATGCCATATGCTTATAAATCCTGTTTTAGTTATTATAATTCAATTGTAGCAGCTTATAAAGACCCAGATAAGGGGCTTACCGTTCACCCAGGATAAGCACTTTCCCAGTTATAAAAATGCGTAATACAGTATCTGCCATGACCCATTTTAATAGCGTCTTTAGATTTAATCTCTGTGACCTCATGTTCTAAATAACCTGGAAATATTAACATTCTGTTGTTTACACATTCGATTGTAGTGTCCGCAGCAGTAAGTTTTAAATTACCACCAAAAAACTGTTTTGGTTCTTTGTACATCCATATAAGGCAAGTAAACTGTACAGTATCACTATGAGGTTTGTAGTACTTTGCTTTATCATAATAGCTAATAAAGGTAGCGTCTTTGTTAGTACATACAAAATTGTTTTTATGTAAAGGCATAGCTTCGAACATTAAGTCGTGAAAAGATTTACTTCTTTGTTTATATAAGCATCTGTGAATTGGAGAGATTTTTAAACCCTCTTGAGTGTAGTAATCCCAAACATGAAACCTCCATGCGTTTGATCTAGCCTTACCTCCAGGGTCACGAGCTACTGGACTTACTTTATCATCAGCTTTACTTTTATTAGGTTGTGTAGAAAACATATTAAGCTCATACCATATTTGTTCTTCTTCTTCAGGTGTATACCAATTATCTATCGCAAGATAAGGAGCTTCTTTTTTCTGATTACCTATTTTTACTTTCCAATTCTGTTTTATTTCAGGTACTACCCCTTTAATTACATCAGTCATCTATACCACCTGTAGTAAATATTCTTTTATGAGCATATATTTTATTATCTATTTTAATACGAACTTTATTAGTTTTGACAAATCCAGCTTGTATTGTCCACACATCTTTTTCACAATCTATTTTATGAAAAGTATTTTTACTTACAAAATTAAACCATTTTCGTTTTTTAAAAATAATATTGCCATTTTCATTAATTTCCTCTATGTAAGTTCCTTTGAGTATTAAAGATATAAAACTAAATGGGTGGCTGTGGTAAATAACACTAGCGTTTTCTTTTGTATTAGGTATAGCTTCTACTGTAGAAGAAATGGGGTGTATTTTAGAGAATAATATTGTTATTGGAGTTGACCAAATACCCCACCTTGAAATATATCTTATTTCATTTATTCCAGTTACATGACAACTGCCGTATCCAATATTTAATTTTTTATAAATCTTTAAGAAGAACTGTATCATAACCGCCACTTCCGTCAGATTTAGGAACTTTTACATATTCTTTAATATCTTCTTTACTTTGTGTTTGTGCAATACGATTGCCGTGGTTATCTAATTTTGGAACTACTATTTCAGTGTCCGCTAAATTGCTTAACTCACTAGCGTAATCAGCAGTATATTCTGTATAAAGATTAGTGCCTTCACCATACACTTGATATCTTTCAAGATGTGCTAGTAAAGTTACTTCTGTTAATTCTTTTGCATTATTAAATTGAAATTTATACATATCATCATCGTGCGCTAATTTTTTATTTTTTGAAATAGGCATTACTATATCTGATTTTAATGATTCAGCCCAAGACCAAATATTGTCATTAGTACCACTTACATAAATAGCTTGTGTGGCTTGTAATTCAAAAGCAGCGTTACACATATCAGCTACATACTTTACGGTTAGATTACTTGGAACTGTTACCACAGGCATTACAGCCCCTTCTTTATAAACTACTTCCATTGTTTTTGTTGTTGTATCAAGGTCATAAAAATACTTTATAAAGTCGTGGTTAAGTAAAATACTGTTTTGAATCTTATTACTATCTTTATAGTCTGCTGCACAACTACAACCGTGTAGGCTATATTTATTTGAACCCATTTTTACACCCCAAACATTTGGGTCAAACGGCCATGTTTCATCAGGGAACTTAGCTAAAATTTGATCTTTAACTTTTTTTGTTTCATCGTCATCGCTTCCGGCCCAGTAAGTACGATGCACTACTTTTTTATTTTGAATCCACGCTCTGTATAAAACTAAGTTACTCATTATGATACCGCTCCTTGTACGTTTCCACTACCATCTTCGTATGATACAGAATTACCGTTTAAATTAATAGCTTTACCCGCCGCTCCACCGCCACCGCCGGCACCTTTATATGCGTTACCTTGTTGTCCTGCTTGTCCTGCTGTACCCGCAGCCCCAAATGCACCGCCAGCTCCGCCATCACCAGACTGGGTAGATTGAGACTCAGAAGTTCCAGCTCCACCAGATCCAGCCCCACTTATACTACCTGCTTGTCCTGCTGTACCTGTTAGATCATTACCATTAGCACTACCA